CGGGACGGTTGGAGCATCCTGCATAAGCTCTCCCGTTAAAGCTTCGCCTGTCGTTCCCATACGTGTTTATCCTCCTGTTAAAGCCTCCATTGCGCCGCGCAAGCGCAATCCGGATTATCCGGTTTTCGCGGGCTCACCTTTTGGGGCCGTGCCCGTCTCAACCGCGTCAAACAGTGTCCCCTGAGCCGCCCGGAGCAGAACGAATTTATCCTTGCTGATTTCCGCCAAGCGCATATAGTCATTCGCGCTGCCGGAAAAAACAATCTCCGCAACAAATGCGCCGTTCTTGAGCTTCATGTCTCCGAATGAGCCCGCAAGCCCGTCCTTGTCCGGCTGATAAGGTTTCCCGCATTTCTCAGCGGCAAGCGTAAGCTCCGCCAAGACGATTTGAGCAAGCTTCTCCGGGCTCATGGGCTCCGGCTTGGGAGTGACCTTACCCTTTGCCGGAGGCGGCTTGATTGCCTTTGCATATTGGTCCCTTACACCTTTAACAACTGCGTCTTGATACGTTTTCATATCGAGCTTTTGCATGCATACCTCCCTTTAGCCTGTGACTCCCCCTTGTTATTGTCTTCCACGCTTGCGCGGCTTATCTCTGCTCTACGTCAACTCGTAATTTTGACCGGATGAGACTCTTGAAAACTTGTTGATAGATTTCAAAGAATCAACGGCTTTATTAAAATGGCGTTCTGAGCACATAAGAAAATTATCATCACAAACAAGCGGCCTTGGTTCAAAAGCTCGCAACTCCCGAAAGCTTCCAAAAATTCGCTCAACACCGCAAAACGCGCAACCTCGATTGCATCCTCTTGTTGTGCGCGTTGCCAATGGATTTACCCTAAAAAGGGCCGTTTCTTCGTCTTGAAAAGAAACATACTCTCTCACATATTCCGGTATCAACCTTGCCGCTGGCCCGCCGATCGTTACATTATATCCCCTCTGTTTCAAACCCTTCGCCATGCTCTTTGCCCTTGGTAACAACCATGTAAAAGGAACAGAGAAAAAATAAGAAGCGTCTTCATTCCATACCGTAATATCCTTGGGCCAACCAATCGCCTTTTTAGTTTGCGGTTTCACAAAAACACTCCCGGAAAGAAACTCATTTCCCCGTCCCATGCAATCTTGACCGTCCCCATCGAGCAATCCGGGAATAGCAGTTTTTGGGTAACCGCCTTGGTCTCTCCCTCTATCGCCTTTACTGTAACCGGAGAAAAATAAAAGCCCTCATTCCCGGTTGAAACCGTCCTGCAATGGCATTTGAGATAGAGCAATAGCTGCTCAATCCCTGAATCATTCGGGCCTCTCCGGTGTCCCCGTTTCTGTGACATGCCGAAACCCAACGCTTTCAGCGCCCCCGCCGCCCGACTCCTCAAGCGGCATCGTCTGACTCCGTTGCCTCTTTGGAATGCTTTTGAGTTGATATACGTCAATCGTCACGGTTTCCGCTGCCGTCTTCTTGGCAACCGCAACCCAAGGTGGGCTTTGGTCCCGATTCACCCGGACAATGATTTGAGTCAATGGACGCCCGATCTTGTCCGTAAGGCCCTCGACAACCGTAACCCTGCAACCCTCAATCCCCCAATTCCGCCCGCGGTCAAGTGACCCTTCAGAGAGCCAATTTTTAATCTTAAGAAATAGCCTCATCCATTCCCCCTCACTTTCTCTCTGTGATAGCTCTTTGCCTCCCGCCTCAATAGCGCCTTGGCGCCATTCAAGCGGAGGGCAAACCCTCCGCTATGCGACAACTCACAAGGAAATTCCCAAACAATTTATGCCTTTGTGTGCCTCTTTCTACATACGTTACCCTCCTTTCTTGGTGTGGCCGTAAAGAGCAGCTATCCACCTAAATCTTTTCCGCCTCTTCTATCTCCGGAGTTGCCCTTTGCCGCTCCGTCAACTCTGCCGTTCCCTCAAGCGGGTCCAACATGGGCCGATTCTTGAGCATTTCGACAAACGCCGGAGAGCCTATACTGCTTGCAACCCGGAGGCCGGGCAAAAGCTTTTCTCTCGCGGACCCCTTGAGCAAGTCTCTTGCCTTTAGCTGTGTTTCCGCGTTGGTTTTCCCCTCGGCAACCCTGAATTGACGTCCGCCAATGAGCACATACGCATAATAAGTCACTTCCATTTACTCTCCTCCTCCCTGCAACCTTCTCTCTTTTCAACCGCATTAAGGATAATGTTTGAAAAACGCAATGCAAGACCAAGGAAATGGGCTCGATTCGCGGTCTTGCCTATTGATTCAGAGGCAAGGCTTGCAGCGCCAACCGCGGCCTCCGCACATTTTGCAAGCGTCTCCGGAGTGACCGGCCAAAGAATCTCTCCCAACTCCGCGGGCCGTCCCTGCTCCTCCTGTTTCTCCTGAGCCGCCTCCCAATTCCCGGCAAGCATTTCGGCATCCTTGAGCGCCTCCGGCAATGTTCTCCCCGGCCGGACAAGGACTTGAGCAATAACATTCTCTTCCGCGTCCTCGATCAAATATCCCTTGTCTCCATTAAGAGCCGCTATTGTCAACGAATCCATAAACCGCCTCCCTCTCCTCTCTTTTCCGCCTCCTTGTGGGGTTGCTCGTTAGCCTCCTCCTCACACAGAGGACACGCGCTCCTGTCTTCAAGCAAGGTCCTGTTTGCCCATTCCGACCGGGACATTTCCGTTTGCCCATGTTCCGGACAAGTCACAAGCACCCACTTTTTATTCTTGATATGGTGAATGTTGAGCCTTACTCTTGGCGCTCCGTGATATGTTGGCGCTCTTCCCATTCGTTGCTTTCCGGCTCTTCATTCGCACAATGGCAATTAGCTTTCTCAAAATGTTTCCGGGCCTCTTCTCCGCATGACGGACATTCTTTCTCCATGCCGCGTATCTCGTTGCAGACAGGACAACCCTCCTCATTCATAGCCCGGCAAGCCGGGCAATCCGCCAACGGCCCGTTATAGATAGTGCCGCATACCGGACACAGGCCAAGACCCGCCGCTTTGCGTTCCGCTATCCGCTTCATATCCCGAAACACATGCAAGAGCCTTTTTGCCTCCGCCTCCGTCCGCCCTATTTGGCATACAGCAAAGGTCTTCTTATCTTCCATTACATAGGTCCGCGCAAGCTTTGCAGAATTGGCAATCCCAATAAGAGCTTGCTCAATCAATTGGAGGATAACCGCGCTCATGTTCGATGGTCTTCCAAGAGTCCCATTGACAAGCCCAACAATCAATGCACCGTCTTCCGGGCCGGATTTGCTTGACCGCAATTCCGCAACAACCCGGCCTTGCTCATCCCGTATCAGAGGCCCCTGAAAAGGCCCCCGGTTTTCAAGAAACCAATACCGTTTATCCACGTGCTCCCTCCGTTGATAATTTCTCAAACCAATAACGCTCCGTCTCAGTGAGCGGGTCCGTCAATGCCTTGGCCGTGAGCCCCTCTTTGATCTTCTCAAGCGTCTCCTTGGAAACCGCAAGCATACGGGCTCCCTTAAGCTCGTTGACACGTTCAAAAACTAGAAAGCTCTCTGTTTTACCGCCTGTCCGGGCCGGTAAACAGATGAGCCGGGAATATTGCCGCCCAAGCCAGAACATTACTTGACCTCCATAAGCTCAAGGACTGCCGGTGTCAGCGTTGAGCGGCTCCCGTTCAAATGCATTGCCGCCTTGAGAAGCTCCATAAGCTTGCGCTCCAACCGCGCATGAAACTCCGGGCTCACGCGGACTGTCCGGAGCCTCTTGCCATTGTCCGGCAACATCTCACGCCGAATCTCATTCACGCGCCGCCGCAAGATAGACGGACTGATAAGATGAGCGCTCCGCTTTTTCTTCTTTCGGCTCTCCTGCTCCATAGTTGCTCCCTCCATTATGGAATCAATCTCACATGCGCCGGAGGCCCCGGCCCCTCACATGAAAGCTCAATTGCTACATTCCCCCCGGCCGGAACCTCCAACCTCAACCATTGCTCACCCGCCGACAAATCCGCTCCTCTCCTCACAACCGTTGCACCCGTTACCATATACTCCCGGCCCAACCGCAAATCTCCAATGTCGTACTCGCCGGTTTGAGGAGCCGTAAATGTAACCATGTCAACCGGCCCCTCTGCCTTAGCGAATATAGCGCCGATCAGAATTAACATGATTGAGTATCTTTGCGGAATAGCCAGAGCAACCACTTAAGGATTCTCCTTATGGCACAATGTAAACGGTCGGAGGCGGAGGCAAAGGGTCCTTGACTATAACCTCCTCCCCAAGAGTCCCCTCCGTTCCCTTGCACCCGTCCGAATCGCGGCAATAAACCTTGATTTGGTAACTGCCGCCCCCGGCAAAGGGAATATCCGGCCGTATGCTCACCTGTTCCCCCGGAGGTCCGGCCGGTATCTCAATATACGCCTCGAATGGCCCTCCGTTGATGCTCATATCAACCGGATAAAAGGCCGCGTCCGGCTGAGCATCCCATGTAAAGCCGGGAGGACTGTCCCCGGGACAAATGACGGCTCCCAACGCTTGTCCGGCAAGCGCTCCGAAAAACAAGAGCCCCGCCAGTAATAACACAACCCCAACAACAAAAGCAGATTTTTCCATTTCCGTCATACCTCCTCCTTGTGTTAAAACTCCTCCCTTAAGAGCGCTTCCACGCGCTCCTTTTTCTCTTCAAGCGCCTCTTGTTCTCTTGTCTCTAATTCGCGCTGCTCCTCAAATAAATCTAGGTCAAGCTCCGCCTCAATTGCATCTCTGATAAGGGCCTGTAGTCTGTCCGGATGCAATGCGTCCAACTCAACGGCAATCTCTCCAAATTCATTCACATACTTTCCCGCCCGTGAATCCGTCCATTTCAAAGCATCCGGATTATGCGGTAAATTGTCCGCCTCGATCTGCTCAAGCGTCAATGCACAACGCTTGAAAGTAATATCAACATTCTCAATCAAGCCCATTTCGTCAAGGAGCGTTGTCCGCATTGCCGGAAGCATCTCATAGCCGCTTGGGTCATGTCCCCGAAATAGAGCACTGCTGTTATCGCTCCCCGTTTGCGGATTCGCTTTGCGGCCTCATTGAGATATGAGACGGAAGAGAATCCCTTTGCGACAATCACCGGGACGCAATACTCAAAAGCCGCGGCATGGCAAAGACGGGAAAGAGCGTCTTTCTCAACCCATATCTCCGGCCTTATTTCTTGTTCTTGCAGCAAGTTCCGCCGATAGCCGCTTAAAAATTCCGTCAACTGGTCCTGAATGAATATGGACATATACGGCCAACCTCCAGACCATAAAGTCTCTCGCGTCCGGTCCTCAAGGCAACGCCACGGAAAAAGATTTTCTATCCGTGCATGAGATAAAAGCGCGGAGAGCTTCTTATATTCCCGAACGTTGTTATCAATAATTTGTTTGCTTACAAGCTGATAATAGACTTGTCTGAGAGTGAGCGGCCAAAATCGCGTTAAGCCGTTCACAATGTTAATGATTCGCTCAAGCTTTTCCAACTTCGCCGGTGTCCATGTCCCCCGGTCTCGCATTTCGGCTCCCTCCGTTTTTCACTCAAACAACATTTCCGCCGACTTGACTTTGCTTCCCCAATTATCCGGGACCTCAACCGGAGTGATACCGCGTTTCTTAAGCAGCTCTTTCTTCTCCTCTGTTAAGTCCGATTCTCTGACAAGCTGCTCGATTCGGGCCGGACGAAACGCATAGAATATGCCGGACCGGTTTTGCTCTCCGTTGCCGTCCGGCTCCTCCGGGAGCGCTTTCTTGTGAGCAAGCAAAACCCATGACTCCCCAACCTTGAATCCACGCGGAATTGAGGCAATGCGCTTGGAGACTCCCATCTGTAGAGCCTCAATTACAAAGCTCTCCGGAGAATAATGCTTTTCCCCAACCCACATAAGGCCATACTGGTCAAACCGCGGGAGGCATACCGCACAGTTGCGATTATGGCAAGCGCATCCCTGCAAGCAATCGCCCGCATAGTTTTTCCAATCAAGCCAAGTCCAACCGCGGGAAAACTTCACGCCCGCCTTGCATACCGGACATACATGCAAGGCAAAGGGGAGCCGTCCGCATTCCATTGCAAGACCCTCCCCAACCAAGTAAATCCCTCCAACCTTACGCCAACCGCACCCTCTTCTCTGCTCCATGGTTGCTCCCTCCTTCCGTTCTTACAACACTCTCCCAATGCGTCTAATGTCCCGTTGCGGATATGGAGCCCGCGCCTCCAAAAACCTATCAAGATTGTCCCGCCTGTACCTCGTCAAATAACGATGCACCTTTGACGGATTCAAAAGCGCCCGCGCCTGTTTGTCCCGCCTGAGCAACTCCTGCAAACCGCGTTTCTTCAATCCCAAATACTCCGCGGCCTCCTCCTCACTCATCCAACCGTTGGCGCTCATTCGCTCCCCCTCCTTGCAGCAATAGACTTCTCTCCATTCTCCGTGCATACGTGATAAGCACAGCAAGCGCCCGCTGAGCCTCCTCATATTCCCGCTCTATCTCGACAAGCTCATTCCGATCAATGCGCCGGTCCTCAAGAGCATCAAGAAATTTCTGGACGGCCTCCGCCGCCTCTTTCACAACCGCCGCCGATATAAGAGCAGGAGCCTCCTCCGCTCCCGGCTCCGGGACCTCAAACCAATGCAATCCCATAAGCGCATTTACATAACTTGGTATGTCCGGGTCTTTTGTGTGCTCATACAGTTCCCGGAGCTTGTCAATTGGAAAATTTGTGTGTCCGGCCCGCCATTGCTTCACCGTCTGAGGAGACACGTCAAGCGCCGGAGCAAGACTATTGATGTTCCAACGGCTCTCTCCAACCCTCGTTGTTTTGACGCGCAAGAAAAACGGAAAGTCAAGGTCCGGGTCCCCAAACGCTATCCCGATGCTCTCATTCAACACCTTGTAGCTTGCCGGTTTCGGGCTCTTGCTTATCCGCCGCGGATTCGTTGGCATATTGGCAGACTCCTTGTAATAAGGTATGATTTGAAAAAGGGATATGGTTGGACTGCGTTGTTGACGTTGACAAGGTGAGGTAAAAGTGATAAGATTAAATGCGGCATTTAGCTCCCTCCGGAGTCAAATGCTATGAGAGGATGGGGAGAAATTCCCGTTAAGAGCCCTCAATCTCGATACGGGAATAGCTCCCCAACCCTTTTTTTGGTCGCTAACGCAATAGCATCCTCAATGTGCGCGGACTTCTCAGCGCCATTGACAACCTTGGAGACCATAGCGCGGGACCTCTTAACGGCCCGCGCAATGTCGGCCATGGAAACGCCCTGCTGTAGCAACCCAAGCTTAATCTCTAACGTCCTTGCGCCTGTTCCGTTTTGTGGTGACGTTCTCATGTTAAGGTGAATGATACCACATATTGTTTCATCTGTCAAGAGAGGGAATGGTTATGCAACAAATAGTGTCACATGCTCTGCATACCATAGGAGCCCGGTTGCGGCTCCTCCGCGGAGATATGACCCAAGCAGAGTTTGGAAAGAAAGTCGGAGCTGTTCATTCTCTCGTTGGCGCTTGGGAAAGAGATGAGCGGCTCGTTGGAGCCCGCTATCTTGAGCCAATAGCGGCCCTTACGGGTTGTAATCTCCATTGGCTTTTGACCGGAGCCGGAAAGCCGTTATTGAATGCCCAAGCAAGCGGGACTTTAGGGAGCCTCCTCCGTCAACGTCGTAAAGAGCTTGGCCGCTCACAATTAGAGCTTGCAGATGCATTGGGAGTGCATCAATCATATATTTCTCTCATAGAATCCGACCGTTGCGCCCCCTCAATGCAAAGGATTTCCAGAATTGCGGAGTTGTTCGGAGACGCCCCAACGACATATGTAAACGCTTATATCAAATCAAGGGGAATGCCGGAGCCCGAACAGGAATCGCGCTTAGAGTTGTTGGAGGCCGGTTTCTTGGAAGAGCGCCGCCTGTCTATTCCTATCTTAACCAAAGAGGCCGCACAATTATGGAAAGACTTGGCAAAGCTCAATTGGGTCAAGAGCCATTCAAAAACATTCCGCACAACGTCAAGCAAGGACCCGGACGCATTCTATTATTCAATAGACTTTTCCGCGCCGCCCATTGCAAAACTCTCCGCTGCAAGTTATCTTGCTCTCATTGAGCCCAATAGACGCGTTGAAGATAAGCAGTTGGTCTTTGTTCGTTTGGGCTCTTCCATAGGCCTCCGCGCATATTACAAGCAAGCGGGAGGACATGCAATTTTTCTGTCTTTGGTTCCGGGCTCCAAACCAATTATCAAACCGCTTGAGGCTCTTACGTTCTATGCGGTATCGTCCATTATGGCAATCAATCCTCGTTGGCTTTGATAATATCATTGGGTCCATTTTGGGTCCACAAAAGAGGTTTCCGCCGCTTTCCCGCGGGCCTATCGGTTATGGGCCGATTTCCATAACACATGCTCAAAAAAGCACTTAACCAAAACTCGCCTCCCTCACTCAACTTACAAAACGCCCAATATCGAATCCGCTCATCTCCACCGGGACACCGTAAGCCTTGAGGGAGCAAGTCGTTACAAGGCCCCATTTTATTTTGGGTCCAAATCGGGTCCATGGATCGGCTTGAAAAGGGACCAGAGGAGGCTCTCTCATGGCTTGGATTTTTAAGCGCGGACACGTCTATTATTTGGGTTGGTATGAGGACGGGAGAAAGCGCCGCAAGAGAATCTCAAAGCATTTGGATATTGCGGAGCATGCGCGTGAGCAGCTTGAGCGCGGGCTCGATATCGCGGCCTTTGCGCCCCCCGCCGCTATCGTTCCTATAGCTAAAATTTCCGCCCTTTGGCTTGAGTATGCGGAGACTAACACCCGGCCCGGCTCAATCGCTCGATATCGCGCAATTATGGCGCATCTCCGGGCATTCTGTCAGCATGCCGGGCTTAGACATGCCTCCCAACTCACCCTTGAGCACGCCGAAAAATACAAGACCTTCCGGCTCCGGAGCAAATGCAAAAAGGCGGGCACGGCCCCGGCTCCCCGGACCGTCAACGCGGAGCTTACTGTTATCAACTCCGCCCTCCGGCATGCGGTAACGTGCAAGCTCATTCTGAACAATCCTTGGGAGGGAGTCCGGAGGCTCAAAGCCCCAAAGAAAGCGCCGCGTGTCTATTCGGAAGAAGAGTTAATGAGAGTGACCGCGGAGCTTCCGCTTTGGGCCTCTGATTCGATTTGGATTCTTGCCTATACCGGGCTCCGCTTTGGAGAGCTTCGGAATCTGCAATGGACAGACATTGACCTTGAGCGCCGCGTCCTGATTGTATCATCCAATAACGGGCATGCAACCAAGACGGGAGAGGTTTGGTCCGTCCCGATATGCAACCGGGTCCAACCGATTCTTGAACGGAGGAGGCTCTTGCAGGATGTTTGGGTTATACGGCAACCGGGAGGCAAGGGCCGAATGCATCAAAATCAACTGCGCGATATTTTTCAGGCCGCGCTCAAAATGCTCAGCCTTCCACATGGGACCTTGCATGATTTGAGACATACATTTGCAACCCGCTTGATAGAGGCCGGAGCGGACCTCTCAAGCGTCCAAGCCCTCCTTGGCCATAAGTCGTACAGGACAACGGAGCGTTACCGCCATTTGAGCCCGGAACATTTAAGAGAGCAACTCCGGAGATTGGACAAATAAAAAGGTCCCGGAGCCCGAAAGCCCCGGGACCGGACGCCCCCGCACAAATTATGCTTTGATTGCCCGCTCTTTCCCAAAGATAATAAGCCGGGCAAGCTCCGCGGCTTTGCGGTTGCGCTTTTTAGCCTCCGCCTCAAGCGCTTGCCGTTGCGTTGCCGTTATCCGGACAACAATAATCTTGTCCTTACGTGGGGTCATAGATTCGCCTCCGTCCAATTGGTCTCCTTGCGCTCTTTCAATAATGCTCTTTCTAGTCCCTTGTTATACCATATCGTATGATGGGACACTCCAACGGTTATCCGGATTAAGGCCCAATTCTTCCGGGTTGCATCCCACATAGAAAAGCCCGTTGCAAAAGAAACCGTCTCCGGATGCTTCTCAAATCGGACTCCGGCAATATCCCACATTCCATTCTTATAAGAGTCAATCTCACTTGCCGGAATTTCCTCCCCGTATTCTATAAGCCTCTCCTTCCAGTAAACAACTTTCCAATCTCCCCAATGATTGTCCCCCCCTTGCCGGTCAATGTGGATATCCTTATCCTCCGTCATACCTCCTCCTTGATCTTTTTGAGCGTCTCCTCATGGTTCCGAAAAATCCCAAAAGCCCCATCATCAAACGGCTCCCGCTGGCTTTTGGGCAACTCACAATATTTCTCCCATGCGTCCCGCTTTGCAGCTTCCAAATCCTGTTCAAGCCTGAGCAATGCCCTCTCAAGCTTTAGCCATTTCTTGAGAGCGTCAAGCGCCCTCTTGCGCCGGACCGTTGGCTTTCGCTCCTGCTTCTTTTGGAAGTCCTCCCGGAGCCGGGAGCAGACTCCGCAAGAGCAAACATGCCGAAAGCCCAACTCTCCAACGCGGGTTGTTACAGCGCGGGCTCCAGATTTGAGCGTGTAAGAATCGCTTTGATACTTGAGGCATTTACCTTGCTTGGTTGTTGCCATTGGCTCCCTCCTTTATTTGTCCGTCTCCTCCGTTGAGCGCCCGGCCCGTCCGGAAGCTCAAAGAGGGAGGCGGAGCCTCCCCGGAGTTTATACCTTAACCCGTTTCTGATAAGCAACCAAAACTTTATGCGTCGGCTTCGCCTGTATGTGATTGTTTGCCGCCGCGTCCGCCCACATTCCATTCGGGCATGGTTCCGTCAAGAGCGCCTTACAGTCAAGACAATACGCATGCCATAAGATACTATCTCCGCCCTCTGAGTCAATGCCCGTCACGGTTTCAGTCTCAAAGCGCGGGACCTCTCCTTTATACTCGATGATTGCCCTTGAATGGTCCGGGCCTTGCGCCTTGAAGCACGTCTCACAAAGCGCCGGAGTGTGCATTCCATGCTCGTAACAGCCAACATCCACAAAGAGCCCGCTGTAATGGCCGCAATTGTAACAATGGCTTTTGTTGCTAAACCGTTTCGGGATAATCCGTGTTGCTGTTTCCATTTCGCTCCCCCTCTGTTGTGCTAGCCTATGGTGTACTATCATCATGTATTACATTGTATATCATAGTAATTCATTTGTCAAGCTTTTTCTTTTGGGGCCGGATAAGGGGAGACTAACCGGAGATAAAGGGACGTGCGGCCCCGGCAAGAGGGAGTCGGTCTGAGAGGGAGGGTGCGTCCCTCAGACTGTCAAAACCGGAGCCACACAGAGCGGGAGACTATTGAGGGCCGGGAGCCTCATTATCGACTTGATAAACTTCTATGACGGTTTCGCGGGCAATGGTCCCAATGACGGTTGACTCTGAGCGTTCGCCTCCAAGCGCCAAGTCCGCGTTGAAGTCGTGCCGGTCGGTCATTTTGAGGCCCTCACCTTGCCCGGCCGTTATGTCCGCATTTGCCGCGCCAAGCTTGCCAACGGCAAGGACGCATTGCGGAGTAAATGTTGTTGCGCCGACAATGAGCGTTGCGCCGTTAACCTCTATCGTGCTCACAAGCGTATCATCTGCAAGGGACGCACACCCGGCAAGCGGCAAGAGCAGGAACATAAGAAAGAGCATCGGAGAGAACGGGCCTTTAAGGTTATGCTTTGCCCAATTGAACATGAGCCGGGAGAGCGCTCCCAAAATCGGGACAAGAATCATCATTCCCATTTCAACCGACACTTCCGGCAATACGTTATTGAGGAGGACTGAGAGCGCATATGCAAGCGTCCCCGCAAGTGTGGCATCCCGTCCGCCCTGAATCATTTTGTTTGCTGTGCGTCCGTTCATTGTTCCAACCTCCCTCTCTCTCTCTTCAACATGCGAAAAGAATCACCACAAAAGCTAACGCAAGTACCCAAAAAGCCGCTATCACGAAAGACGGCCCCCATGAAGCAAGAAAGAATGCAATCCAATTGAGCTTTTCTGTTATCCGGCTCATATGTTAAAGAAATACGTTATTTTGCCGTCTCTGACAATCCAAAGGGCAACGCCATATCCCCGCGGCTTGAGGTCCACATGCAAAGCATTATCGTCCGGCATGTATCCGACGCCAAGCGCTCCCTCCTGAATTGCGGTCCACATGAGCCGCCTCAAATCCGTTTCCGTTGCATCTATCAACTCATAATCTCCTGCAACGGACTCATTGTTTTCGGGTCCCCAAATCGGCAAATGTCCGGAGGTCCTTGAGCCTTTGATTTCCTCAGAGGTATTATACGCCCGGCAACGAGTCCCGGAGGAGCGCCGGAGCCGGTCCCCAAAGGCTATATGCAAAAGCTCGTCCAACGTGATAAGCCTATTTGAGACTCGATAGAGCCCACAGCATGGGCAAGCAAAACCTTCCAATGGAGTTGGCATGGTGTCCCTCCTCATAACATGGACAAGGCCCACTTGAAAATTGCAATTATAACGCCGGTTGCAACCATTGAGAATGTGCCGATTAGCCACCGCTGAATTGAGGTCATATCCGCCCGGATTTCTCTTATCGCCTTTTCCATTTTCTCATTCAACTCCCTTGTCACTTCTCCGCGCATGTCTGACAACGCCTTGCAGCCTCCGCTCATGGGATTGCAAGCCGCCGTTGTCTTTCCGTCCGGACTCATGATTTAATTGCTCTATCTCGTTTTGTATGATAAAATATTGCCATGAATAAGGAGGAGATTAAACAAATTTGGCCTTGCTTTCGGAGTATAGTTTGGGCTTTTTGTTGGTTGCTGCTCATGTGCTCCGTTACTGATAGCCTTCCATCATGGTATCAAGCAATTGCATTTGGTGATTGTTGGCTTGATAAAGCAAACCTTAAGAATGTTCAAAAATGTGTCACCCTTGGCGCTTCTACGGAGACCCTCGTTGAATCCATAAAAGGATTTAACGGGAGGTCTGATTTTGCGGACATTCTGATTTTGGGAGGTTCCCTTAATGAGCTTAACTTTGAAACAGAAGAGGACAGAGAGAAGCAGATAAAACGTGCCGCCCGAAATCGCTTTCCCGCTTCTCGAATAACCATAGTATCGACATTGGACATTAAAGAAACCGCTAAACGATTTCCCGGAAAGCGCAAATCCAATCAAACAATAGACGGCTTTCATACAACCCAAGAGGGCCTTTATTGGTTGCTTTCCAGACCTCGCTATGCTATCTTTCATCATTACATCTCTAATGCGAAATTAGAATAACTTGGCCCGCCGACTCTTCCCACTCCACATATAGTTCCGGTGGATTCCCTCCGCTGTCATAAGAATCGAAGCGCCGATAGCAGACGGAACATGGAGCCCAAGTCCTATACCGGATTCTAAAGCCAATATATCCGTTGGTAGCATCTCCGGGACTATAATTTGCCTCGTCAATTTGGCCCTGTAATAAGGTGGAAATATCTGGTGAATCATACCAATTATTATCAGACCACGCCGCAACCGGGTCCCATGTAAGAATTGCAAGATTCGTGATTGCCCATAAAGCGTCCTCGTCCGCATAATTATCCGTATGAAATCCATCGCTGTTTCTCCATGCTGGAGAGCCGGATTGGGCTAACGAGCAAATATATTCGTCCATCGCCCCGCCTGAAGTCGCCCTCGCATAGAAAGAAATTTTTGCAGTTGTTATCGTCGCACCTTTTGGGATATTCGCATTATAGCGTAAATATGAAACCAGACTGCTGCCTGTATATGGCCCGAAATCACACCACGCGTAATTATAATAATTGCCGCCTCCGCTTGTGGATGAATACGTATCGTCAACGGAATCAGCAAGATAAAACGTGTCGGAGCCTCCAATAGCGGAAGCAGAATTAAGGAGCCAAAGGATAATGAAAATGAATTTAATCAATGTTCGCATCGTAGTATCCCTTTATCGCAATTGCAAGGTCCTCCGCCGTCCCGCTCGAATGCTCAAAGATAAGCCAGCGGCCGGGAGCAATCGTTGAATCATCAAACCCGCTCATAATGTGCTTGTAATAACACGCCGTCCCGTTGTCCTCACAGACAACCGAATCAATTTGACTGTCGTTGGCCGTCCCAATGTCCGTCTCTCCGCCGCTTTCAAAGAGTAGAAAAGTGTAATCATCTTCATCCGATATGGCATAGATGGAGGTTATTACATAAGTCAGAGAAGACGTATTCTTGCAAATGGTCTTAGATATCGTTGAACGTGTGCCATGCGTCGGCAAGTTCTCCGGGTCCGCAATGGCAAAACCGATGTTCGGGTCAAGGAGGACTCCTTTTTGCTTCCCATCGTCATACACTCGAATTACAGCATCGTCCGTGTCCTGAGCAATGTCTCCCTTTTGGCTAACGTCCGGGTCCGTCCCGGAGAGGAGTTCTCCGGGATAGGCAAAGCGCCGCTCCGTCCCGGCTGAATCCTTTGAATACCAACGGGAGACGCCGCTTAAATCCTTGGCATATTGCCAAAGCGTGTTAGCATCCGGATTGTTCCCGGGAGGAGTGATTTCCTCTCCAATAAGCAACCGGCCGCAATAGATATCGAGCCATGCTTGCAGCACATTGAGAGTCATTACATTATCGAGCCAACGGCCCTCTGAGCTATCGTCAATGGATTCGGAGTTGACAATCCAAAGCTCATCTCCGTTGCTGCTATCAGGCCCGGAGCCCGCAATTATTTCTTGCGCCGCCGTTGCCCAAATGGACCCAATATAAATATTCCGCTTTCCGACATTTGAGTTTGTCCATGCGGTTGCACAGTTATTCACATGAAGCTCTAAAAGACATCCATTCCGGGCCGCGCCCGCTCCGGTCTCAACTCCCTTGCCGCCGCTGTCTGAATAACCAACAATCCGGCCGAAAGCAGAAAGAGCATTTGCTCCAACGCGGAGGCCGGTCCCGGCTCCGCCGTCCGAATAGATGTTAAGGCTCCCTATATTCGTATGAATCCCCGCTATATTTGCGCCGCCCGCGCTCGTGTGCGTGTCGGAGATTCTTAGCTCCGCAATTTGGAGATAGGTCCCCTCTGAGTAAAGATTCCAATAGGTTCCGGAGTCTCCGGTATCGGCCCGCGCAAGATACAGTTTGCCAAGCTGAGCGCCTATGGCATCGGAGGTAAGATAAAGACATTCTTTGGCGCAATCGCCCGCGTTCAAATGCTGAGCCCGGATATCGGTATCAACATAGATACCATACCCCGCCGCTCCGTACACATGGATATAATTGATGTCGCATGTCCCGTCATATGTTGAGCCGTCAGTCTCAAACCGGGCTCCATCTCCGCCGATTGAGTTGCCGATTTCCACATGCTGAATATATCCGTCATGTGGGCCGCGGTATTGAAGACCATGGGAGCCCGGGTCCTTGATTTGGACCCAACCGATATCTGTTGAGGGCATGTCCGTTTCATCTGATTGTCCGGTTGCGTCTCCCGCCTCTGAATACAGGCCCACTCCATAAGCGTCAACAATTTGGACATTCTTGATTTTGTATCCCTTGGCATACAGAGCAACCGCATAGTCTCCGCCTGATTGGTTGCCTCCATTTCCATCAATGCTGAGGTCCTCAAGTCCCAACGCATAGCAAACGCCCCCGGAGGTCAACCACGTATCCGAGCCGGTCATATTGTCAAAATCATATGACTCGATAACCCGGGAGTCCGAATTGTCCGCCAGTTTGATAATGGACGCATGCGGCCCTTGCCCGCGGATTGTCACCCTTGACGGCAAGCTCAGCGCCCCGGAGACGAGACACGTCCCCCGCGGTATCTCGACAACTCCGCCGCCCAATGTCTCAACGGTATTTATGACATATTGAAAATCTGTCAAATCATCCGTTACGCCGTCACACTCACAACCCCAATCCCCAATCTTATACACAGTTGCGGCCGCGTAATGTAGGCCCGGTGTGGCCCTGTAGGGAGTCCCTCCCTCGTGTCTGATAATGCCGTTATCGAGAGCGCTAATATCATGCTCTATTGTTAATGTACCATGCGGGCCTCCGGTCCAATATTCCGCGTCATTCGGAGCCGCTCCAACGCCCGCGCTTGCAATCGTGAACGGCCCCAACGTTGCCCACACTTGATTTGCTTTATATGTTCCGTCCGGGAGATATATCCCCTTGTCAGATTCCGCCCTCGCAAATACTCCGGCTCCCATGCCCGGAGCCGTCTCCGCCGTTCTAGCCGTTGAGCTATGGCGGAGCGGGTCATTGTTTGAGACGGAGCCCGTCACCTTTACGGCAACAAGCCCGGCCCTAACCACGCGCCCCCGGCTCAATGCTGCTATGTCCTCTTTGGCAACTCCCATTACGGTTGTATCCGCCTGTATCGAGCCAATCGTAACTGAGAAGTTCTCACAGTCGGACGCAAGAACAACATCGCCTTGATAAAGCTCCACACATGCATAATAGGTGTAAACCGTTGCCGCGGCCATGAGCGGGAATAGAACAAGCAGAGTTGAAAATAGAATGAGCCCGGCAATCGTCCCGATTGCGTTGACTCCAAGAGCAAGATTAAGCTTTGTCATAACCTCTCATCCTTTATCCTTTTCTTGGGCCTGTTGCCGCTCTATAGCGGCCTCATCAACCGATCTATTTGTTGGAGGAGCCTTGTATAATGTCTGCTCGAATTGCTCCGCCAAGACTCGCACAACATCAAATGTTATTGGGACAAGCGGTTTCCCTTCCGGGTCCCGTATCATTGCTCTTGTGTCGTTTATGATGCTCAAAACTGCTTTAAGCGCTCCTCGTAAATCATGCCTCAGAAATTCATTTGATAAGCGCTTGTCCGGGAGTTGCATTGCCGTTGATCTCGAAATATAATGCTCCGCGTATTTGTTGAGATACGCATCCAGTCGGCTCCGTGTCCACTGGCGGAGAATCGCCAAATTCTGTCCCGGTATCTCAACGTGTCGTTGCTCCTTGCCGTCAAGCAGAAACACAACGTCCCGGACCGTATCCGAATAACGCTCCCGGGTTGGATGCTTAATGCGCTTGCGCCGCGGAGGATAGACGCTTATTATTTGGATTCGTTTAGACAAGTTCGCTTTCCCGAATTACGACAATTGCCGCAAGGCCGTCCGCTCCGTCTCCGCCCGCGCCGCCATTGCCGCCCGTTCCGCCCGCAACTCCGGCCGCTCCGCCCGCGCCCCCGGCCGCTGATACCGTTCCCGAATCATCAATAACGGTCTTACAAAAAATCAAGGCCGTCCCCCCGGCGCCGCCTCCGCCGCCGCCGCCGCCTCCGCCGGAGCCTGTGCCAGCGCTCCCCGCTGTGCCATCATCTCCGGCCGCGGAAATTATGCCCGTTGCGGTCAATTCAAGCTCGTTACATTCAATAACTACAATTGTTCCGCCCTTGCCTCCTGTTCCGGCCGCGCCCCCGGCTCCCGTTCCCGTGCCGCCGTTGCCGCCGCGTTGACCCCAAAGACGCCGAAACATTCTATCTCTATATAAATATGAAAATGTCTCATACCAGTTTGTCCCGTCTTGGCCCGCGGTCCCGGCTCCGCCGCCCGCTCCGCCTCCTGAGCCCTGCAAACCCCCAAGTCCAAATGGAGTTGTTTTTTTGAATGCGCTTGTGCTTCCCGGGTCTCCGTCCGCTCCGCCCGCGCCCCCGGCCTCTCCGCCGCCGCCTCCTCCGCCTCCGCCTCCATAATGTCCGCATCCCGTTGTTGAAACTATTTCGTCGGCCTTGCCTTTTACGTCGATAGCGCCCTGTATTTTGAGACGCTCTGTCACTCCAAGCAAAATCATTCCAACGCCCGTATCCGGAGAAACTACATGGCCGGTTGATATCGTGAGATTTCTATATTGCTTTGGGGTTGCGTCCCATGATTCGTTACCGGCTGTTGTATGGTCCCCGTCTGTCCCGTCTCCGCAAAAAATCCCAAAGAGCGGTTGAAACATCATAAGTTCATTGATAATGTCCGCCTTGATTGGGCTCCCCATTCCCGTATAGGAGACCTCAACCTTGTTGCCGTTCTCCGACGAGTGAAACGCTATAAACGCTGTCCCCTTGCGGTCAGCGTCGGTATCGTCCGGCTCATAGTCAACTCGAAATTCCGCCGCGGCCGGAGCCGTAAAGACCTCACTGTAACCCGAAATGGAAACGGTCCCGCGCTTTGGTATTTCGGCAAGCTGTATGCCGTAAAAATCCGGGTCCGCAAGCGGTACCTGTGTAACGATATGCTCTTCATTCGATATAGACGTTTCCCGCCGCGTCCCTGCAAATGGGTCTCCCCAAATATCCCTTACAAATCGCAATCCTTCCGGAGCGCCGTCCATAAATCCTCCTCAAGCAAGTTGTCCGACATTCGCGGCTTGCAACGCCTCCTCTTTCTTAAGTCGTCGGAGCATGTCTATATATTGAGCGTCTAGCGGTTGTAACTCCAAATCTCCAAGGTCCAAATCACACCGTATAGCCTTGTCCGCGCTGACTGTATATGCTGCTTTCTTGATTGGCAGTTCCAATTCAACGCCCTCTCCATCGAATACCCGCGCTTTACCCCGGGCAATTATCAACCCCTCATTTTGTAAGTCTATGTTTTTGGCCTTGGCGGATTGCTTCGGGTCTTTAAGGAGATAGAGTTGATAGCGGCCCCAACGGAGAGCGTCCGCGGCCGTCAACGCCGATGGAATTGTTTTTTTGGTCCATCGGACACCGTATAATCCTTGAGAAGTCCCGTCGCTCACTGTATCCGCATAGTTTGAGCTTTCAACCTCGTCAATTGCGCCGCAAATGATATCTATTTTGTTTCTTACCGGCTCTATGTCCTCTTTGGGCTCAAAGCTCTCAACGTGATAACCAACCCATTTGACCGCATCCACAACAACGGCAACGGAAATGGGCCGAAAGAATAAATCCCCGTCCGCGTCAACTCCAAATTCATACGGTAACTCATTGTCAACGTTATAGGCATACTCCGCCAAATCCTTAAGCGCGTCCTTTGCGCTCACTCGATCAAAATTGATTTCCGATACCTTGTAGCTTGGGCTCGTCTGTACTATTTTCGGGCCTGAATATCCTATGGAGGTATAGGGTTGAATGTCGTTCACAAGAATATCTTTGACAATTGCTGAAACCTCCATATCCTGATAACTGCGATTCACGCCGCAAAATTCCAAATCATGATAAAGGCCATGGCCGGAGTATTTAAACGTGTCCTTGGTTGTCCGCTCATCCGGAATTTTCAGGACGCGCCCCGCATAAATCGGCTCTGACTCCGGCTGACCCCAAAGAAAAACTTTAATGTGGCACAGATAGGTAAACGAGAATGTCGGCATTTCCACAAGCTCAAGCGTAAAAGCGCCGGAGCCTGTTTGAACAACTTCAAACTTGAGAGAGATAACAGGAGGACTCCCCATGTCGGAGCTATACTCGCCAACCTTGTCCCAATCCGAATCATAGAAGATTATGCGGTATCCCCACCGGCCCGTTACATCAACCTCCGGAGTTGGCTCCGGCTCTTCCGCCTCTTCCGCTCCTATTGGAATAGATAGAAACCCGGCATCAAGAAAGCCGGTATTTAGAAAGCCCGTTGTCCTCTCATTGCCCATTACAAATACCGCTCCCGATATTCAACTATCACTGTTGCGCTCGTGGTTCCCGTAACTCGAATCTCATTGTTGCCGGGAATGAGGCGGAGCCATGGCCCATCAAATTTGTCTATGCGATTTGGAGTCCCGGCCCCAACGAGCGTCACCGTTCCAAGGTCGCAATCAAAATGGACCTCTTCCCCATTCAGAAACGCCGCGTCCGCATATGTAAATTCTCTGCTATCGGTCACATTCGCAATCTGTAAGTTTGGTATGTCCTCTCCCGCCGTGATCTTGATAATCGGATGAGCATCAACGCTCCCGTTATAGGTTATGTAATACGTCTCCGGATTTGTTGTTATCGCTTCCGTGTTTTGTGTCAGCGTTGCAGAAACCCAAAATGGATTTTCCATGAGAAACTTTATGCGCCATTCGGAGCCGCGCTGAAAGAATCCCTTGAGAAATTTCTCTTGAACGGAGCCGTCAAGCCGCTTTAGCGGGAGGTATCTGTCAAAATTGGTCCAAAGCTCAAGGTCCTCCCGGGTTATTGCCCGGTAAAGCGCGTCCTTTGCGGTCTCATATGCGTTGTTGGTGAGCGCTTTCAAAAACCCCCGGATTTCAATTATCCGCTCAGAATAGAAACCGTCTCCGCTATCCTTGACGCCGTGTCTTCCGGCCCTGTTTGATTCTCTCACCCTTGTCTTTGTCGGTATCGTCTCAAACCAAAATGCGCCCTGCGGTTGATCCGTCATTTGCGGAAATTCATAATCGCCGGCAATCGCGTGAGTCAGCGTCAATAGCTCCGGAAGCGCGGAAAATGTCTGATAGGGGAGGACGTTGTTGATGAGCAAAAGGTCTCCGGAATTATTTAGCTCCGCGGGCCGGGCTCCATCAATATTGAGCCATGCCTCCGATGCATCGCTTTCTATCTCCCAATTGTTCCCGGTCCATGTAAGCGCTTGGTCCGGAGTTTCTTGTCCCGCAAGGCAACAATCGCCATTTGCATAGATTTCCAATAAGCGCGTTTTATCCGATAGCGCGATATACAAACATTCCCGGCTTGAATCCCAACCCCGCGGCTCATCGGGAGCAGAGGGCAACACTTGACTTTCCACAAGGTCTCCCAACAACTTTAAATTCCCCGTTTTCGTCAGTTCGGCAACGGTCACATAATCAATGACAAAGTACATGCTTTCTCGAACAAACTTGATAAAGCGCCCGCTGCCATAGTTATAAGACAAAACTTATTCACTCCTGAGAGCGGCCTCAAGTCGGTCCTGCAGGACCGGAGCCAAGCTGTCCGCAATCTCTTCCGGGTCCCGGGCCGCCGTCCATATTTCAATGTTCTCTATGGTCACATTTGCGCCGCCGCGCCCAAAACCAAAATCATCAGCGCGTGAGAGCGGGAGTATCATTTCCGGCTCTGCTCCCTCTCCAACATACATAATCCCCGGACCGGAAATGATTGCGCCCTCTTTTGCGCCGGGCACTCCGGCAATATTCCCCATCGTTGCCGCAAATGCAAAGGCCGCTCCTATGCCCGCCATGGCCGGAGCCGCGTTTGCGCCAAACGTTGCAAGGCTCACCCATACCGCGGCCTCTTCCCATGCCGCGGCCAATGCCCGCGCCATGCCGATTGAGAGCGCTTGTGTGACGGCCATTAGCGCTTTTCCGATAGTATGAGCAACAATCTTTTGCACCACAAAATCAACAATGGCCTGTACCATTGCCTGTCCCATTGCCTTTAGCGCGTCCCGTGCGCTCTTGGCTCCCATGATGAGAGCAGAGAGGTTTTTCGATATGCCCTGATAGGCCGCTTGTGCCAGTCTATTGAGCGCCTCACTGATACCCATTTGAGACGTTGCCATGAGTTCCGCGTATGTGTCCATGAGCGCTTGGCGCTCGTAAAGGTCTTGCTCATAGAGCGCCCGCTGAGCCGTCAAATGCTCCATGAATGATTCAACGTCTCCGGTCCTGTAATACTCCTCAAGCTCCTGTCGTCCGGTTAAATAGTCATAATGCAATTGCCGCATCTGCTCCAATGCATCCTGTAAGATTTCCTTGCGCTCCTCCTCCTGCCTCCGGTAAAAGTCCGTCTTTTCCTCTTCTATGCGCTTATACATTTCCGCGTATGGGATAATGCTTTCAATGCCCGCCTCTTCCGCGGCCTTGAGTAACGCAAGCCGCTCCGCATAGGATTTCTCAATCGACTCCTGCTCCGTCCGCAAGGCATCCTCAAGGTCCTTTAGTTTGTTCTCAAGCTTTTGGCGCTCTATTGCTGCCTCTGCATTTGCCTGTTCCCGCTTTGCGTCAATGGTCTGTTGCCCTTTATCTTTATGTATCTGTGCGATCTGGCTTGTTGCATCTTTCGTGATATCTATTTTTGCAAGCTCGGAGGCCCTATATTCGGCATCCGCCTCCGCCTTGACCTTTTCCATATTTGCGTTGGCCGTCTGCCATGCGCCCGTTACGGCCGCAACATTGTCTTTAAATCCGGCAACATAACCGGCCCAAATATCTTTTGCGTCCCATGGATGAGTTAGAATCTTCCAGAGAGTCCCGATTAGGACAATGGCCTGTCCAACGATTCGGCCCAATAACTCTTGGAGGACAACTCCATACTCCCTGATATAGCCCACAAAGATTTTCCAACCTTGTTGCATGCCGCCGACATTCTTAATCCACATATACGCAAGCGTCCCGAATACGGCAATGACCGCCGTTACCGGGAGCGTCAAGGCTCCAAGCGCTCCAATGAGCGTCCCGATTCCGCCAACCGTTGCAGAGATTGCCGCAACTATCCCGCCAAGGCCGTTGAGGGCAAGGCCAAAGGCCACAAGGACGGGACCTATGGCCGCGGCCAATGCAATAAACGTTAAGATGTTGGTTTGCACTTCCGGAGATAGTTTCATAAACCACATGGCAAGCCGTTCCGTTTTTTCAATCAGGCCGTCCATACGCTCAAGGAGTTTATTGAATCCCTCCGACTGAGTAACCATGGCTCCCAATTTCTGTCCGATTTGAGTCATGCGCTCCCCAAATCTCCGCAACTTGTTTAGAGGACTGTCAAGAGTCCGGTCAAGGTCCCCTTGCGCCTTGGCCGTTTGGTCCATGATTGCAAGATAGCGGGCTTGGACTTTTTGTTGTTGCGTGAGTTTTTCCCCAATCTCCGCAATGCCGTTGGCATATGCATAGACCTTGACGGTCTCTTCATCAACAACAATGCCCAATCTCTTGAGCGGCTCTATTTCCCCCGTTATTCCGGCCCGGAGCTTATCAAATGCCTCATGAGGTTTGAGATTGTAAAAAGAGGCCATGTCATATGCCAGCTTGACGAGCCCGGTTGACATATCATATGCGGCCTCTGTTGTTGGGGTCATGCGTTGGAGCATCTCATAAAAGAGAGCCACATTCTCGCGGAGCTTGTAAGCATTCAGGCCAAGAGAGCTTGACAATTGCTCAGACCATGCCCGCGCCCGGTCCGCCATGGAGCCCATGGATTCTTTGAAGAGATTCTCACTTTCTACTGAATCCATGCCAAGCTTTATAACGGCTCCGCCCAATGCCAGTATCGGAGCCGTCACGCGCAAGGACAAGCTTGTCCCAAGCCGCGTCACATTTGAGCCAAATCGTTCAAGACGCTTGGATACCTTATCCATTGCGCCTGTAAACTCTGTGAGGTCCGCCCCGATCTTTACAAACAGGCTTTCAGTCGGCATCGTTCTTTTTTGACCTTAAGTCGTTCCCGCCAAACAGGACATTTAACATTTCCGCTAATTTGATTTGGGCCTCAACCGTTTGGACTTTCGGCTTATAGCCCGGAATAAACTCATGAGGCCGAATAATGCGCCCTCCTTTTTTCCGGAAGCAGTTGAGAATCGAAGACGCAACGATACCGGCCCGGAGAAATTCGTTTTGCTGCATTTCAAACCAACGCTCCGAAAGAGCGCAAAACTCTCTCGGAGTAAGACCCCAAAACTCACTGTCAGAAAGACCAAGGCATATAACTCCAAAGCTCCAACGCTTTAGCCAGCGGTCCCGGCCTTGGTAGGGTCCGGAGTGTTCGGACCTCCCGCTTTTGCTCCGGTCGGGAGCACGTCCGCCCATGCCCGCATGAGTTTCTCTGATACCTCATCGAAATTGCCCGCGTGTATCATGCCTCCAACATCTTCAATGCTTGGCCGCTCGTTTTCCGGCCCATACTGCAAACAGGCCCAAAGAAAAGCGCGGAGGTCCGTTGCTGAAAAGCCGCCCCATGCCTCCGTCCTGAGAAAATTCTTTCCCGTTTCTTTTTCGGCAAGCGCTATAGCATTGAGGTCAAGCCTGAGCTTGCGCGGTTTGTCCAACGTGATTTCATAGTCAGCTTGTGATACGTCCCCCATGATTTCACTCTCCCTTTTTAGATGTCGCTTAATGCGCGTCGTGCATTAAGCAAGCGTCGGCTCACCGGAAACTTTCAGCGTCACCGAAAATTTCAGCAAATCGGCAACGTCTGAGTTTGGTCCATAATTGGTAACAAGACATGGGAGCGTCCATGTTGTAGCCCCCGCGTCCGGAAACACAAGCTGAAAGTTTCGGAGGGTCCCGTTGGCATAATCGGTCCTCAAACCGACATGCTGTGCGTTATCCGGGACAAAGTTACCCTCAAGAGTGATCTCTCCCGCGTCCTTAATACCGGCAATTACTTCCCTCCAACCTCCGGAGCTATGCGCGGTTGGGTCAAGCGTATCAACGCTCATATCAGGCCCGCCAATGTTTACCATTTCAAGTATCGTGGTAAAACTCTCCGGAGTCGCGCCGTCCCCGCGTTTTAACTCCGTTCCTTTTGCGGCAATAGCGTCAGTCATTGTCTGTTTTCCTCCTCCTTATCAATGCGCTCTTTCTTTGCAAGAGCCCTGTTATGGAGTACCCGGCAACGTTATCACGGAAAAATCAACGTCTGTTGAATCCGCTTCAAGATATATATAACCTCCTGTTTGCATCCATGCGGTTTGAGGGAACGGGCCAAAAGCATAGATGTTACCGGCCGTCACAAGCTGGGAAATGTTTCCCGTCCGCCCGTATGAATCTGCAACGGAGGTTATCGTTACCGTATGGTCTGAGCCGCCCGTATTGTGTGCAAGGACCAAATCGTTTCCCGTTGAAAGAAACTGGTCCTTGTTGCTCGTGTCCGCCTCCGTTTGGGTCACACATACTCCCGTTGATGCATACTTGCCCGGAGCCGTTGACTTGGTGAGCGTCTGCCGATCAGCAAACGCCGTCACCGCAAAAAGGAAAATGAGCGCTCCCGCAATCGCGCCAAGAGTCCAACGCGGGAGACTGTGTGTTTCTTTCTTCATGACTCACGCCTCCTTATTGAAAAACTGCCATTCCTGAAACCGTCCAAATACTCCGCTCCTCTGCTCGTATGGTAAGTCTCCCTCGTCAAGAAAATTCGCCTTGTGAGCAGCAAGCGCCGCTCGTATGTGAGGCATCACCTCCTTTACCGTCTGGAAATCAGTTGCAAACGCTGTTATCTGAAATCGGCCAACTGATAAACCGGAGTCTCCGCTATGCGCTTGAGGCCGCGGGTCCGACACCTTGAAAAGCACAAGGGCCGGGAGCGTTGTCCTTTGTGGCAACACTTGCGGATATATCCGGTTTCCAAATGTTGTTCTTATGTCCGGATTATTTTTCAACGTGTTATAGATAAGCTCTTCTGCTGTCATGGACTTTCCCGAAAAGCAAAAAGACGGCCTGAGCAGGAGGACGGGCTCCCCGTCAAGCCGTCTTTTCGTTATTCGCCTGTCAAGGGTTGCGCGGCCCCAAACAGGCCAAATGAAATCCTCTTATGTCATACCGCCAACCTCTGAGCAACGGCCTCTAAACGTTGTACCATATGCTTGAGCGCTTTAGGACCGGATGCAACAACGCCCGGCCTGAAATACGGCATCGGAGGCATTGCGCCAACATATTTTCCGCTTGCGTGATATCGCGGAGCCGTTCCGCGTTCTACCAAATGAGCATGAGGAGCTATCCGATAATCTATTGCGACAAACGCGCCCGGCAATCCGGGCCGACTGTTTGTAAACATCTTGGCGACGATTCCGCCTTTTAAGTTGCCTCCGCGCTCGTCAAATATTGCTCCTCCGCTCCGCCCCGCCCGGAGCCAACGGCCCTCCTGTTGAGGAGCCCGCCGCTCTATCTCGTCTCCGACAATGACCGCGCCCTCAAGCAAGATGGGAAGAGTTACCGCGTTCCCAAACCGCCTTGACATTTTGTCAAAGGTTTTCATTAACTCCCTCTCACCTTTAATTGAAATGTCAAACCAACGCGCTCCTCTTCGCCCGTATGCGCGTTGCCGTGCCGCCATTGCCTTTGCAAGACTCATGGAAAGACCTCATACGCCAACAATTCAAGTTTGAAATTGCGCTCCAATACGTTTATAACGCTCTCTATCTGAAATGTCCGGGAGCCAAGCGTAAACCGCCATTTCGCATTGACCTCCGGGACATAGCGTATTTCAACCTTGTGTGTTATCTCCTCTCTGACTGCTCGTTGTTCTACAAGCTCTTTCCCGCGGAGCGGCTTTATAGCCGCCCATACTGTCAGCCGGTCAACATACGTCAACTCTTCCGCTCCATATGTGTCCCGGTCTCCCGCGGGAGCCTGCAACGTGATTCTTTCTCTCAATAGTCCGGCTTTCATAATTCAAAACCGCCATATCTTCTTTGAGTAGAGGAGCGCTCTCACTCCAAGCGGCAACTCGAACGGCTTGATATTGGCAAATGTGACAGCTTCCCGGTTTTCGTAAAAATGCGCTATCAGCATCTTGAGGCCAAGCCGCGTCCGCTCCGGAACGGCTGAGGGAGAGGTCCCGTATCCGCAAACATATTCTATGTAAATCGGGTTGGACGGATATAGCGCCGTCGTTGACGGCCACGATTGATTATATGCAAGGACTATCCGGCCGGGTTGCCGTTCGGTATCGACAATATAATAAGAATCGGAAAATGTGCTTTCGTTCCCGGTGTGGTCCTTGTATTTAATTGACGTGATGGATTGTAACGGAGGGAGAGGGACCTCAAGCGTATTGCCTCCGGGCCATTCATCAAGAAGCAGTTTCCACGTTTGAGTCATGAGCGCCCGTCTCTGTGTTGCCTCGACAAATTCGCGCCCGGCCTTGATGAGATTGGTTAAAAATATGTCCTCAACCGCTGTGGCTCCCTTTTTGACAACGGCCATGCCGAATATACAGGACGCGCCCGCAATGGTTGCAACCGCCCGGATATAGCGCTTGCTTCCCGTATATACAACCTCATAGTTGGCGTTGTCGTTGGCCTCCGATACCTCATCGAATGAGCCCCCGGACACATCCTCATAATCGGAGCCGTTATCCGATTCCTGTATTTTTGCGTTGACCGTGCCTCCGGACCCGCACACTCCCGCATCCAGCGTTACAACGGCCGAATATCCGGCAATGTCAATGCCTGTCCCGGTTGCCGCGCCGGTCGCATGGCTTGCCGGAGCTATACTCTGGACGGAATCAAGAGCATCATCGGATATCCGGAGATACTCCTTGACTTCTGCCAGCGTCACCGGCTCTATCGTTGGCGCTGTGACTTCAACAATTCTCGACATCGTTGAATCCCGCTATTCTCCCCGGCCTTTGGTGTCTTTCCCTTGTTTTGACGGCTTTACAGTCTCCGGCTTTTCTCCCGGAGCCTCCGGAGGACGTGCTTTGGCCGGACGCGCTGCCTTGTCTTTTATCAGCGCGGCTGCAAGCTTGGGGTCAACGGGATACTCGCGGCCCGCTATCAAGTTGACTCCCGGCCCGCATGCGGTCTTTTCCATTACAATACGTTTCATTGTTACGGCCTCCTCCTTATCATCGAATCTGTGTTACCCCACTAGAAAATCGAACGTCCCGCTCTTGACAGCGCCGCCCGCGGCAATCGCAATCTTTATGCGCTCCTCCCCGATGAAAATATAATCTTCAACCGGTTCTCCGGCCGCTGCAAAGAGAGAGGCATTGCCCGCATAATCATGGGTCGGTTGCCTTGGAGCAACAACCGCGGACGCATCAACATTCTCTTGGACCCAAAGGTTTTGGGACGTTGTTTCCGTCGTAATTGTGAAGTCAACACCGGTGGCAAAATCGCCCTTGGTATAGATAACCGCCAAGAGCCGCCCGTTGACAACTCCCGTAAATGCCTCCGCCGTTCCGCCCGCGGCCGTTGTAACCGTTACCCTGTGTCGTTGAACATGCATCGTTAGACTCCTCTCCCCCGGTTATGCCTATGCGCCATATGGCCCGAAAGAGGCGGATGCCAGTTGAGCGCTTGCATCGGGCTCCGCCATGGAGCCAAGCAGACACGCGCCGACATAAAAGCCCGTCTTCGCCGTGTCGGTTATCTCCAAAATGTATTTGCCGTCCGTATCGGTCTGGACAAGCAAATGCTTCTTTGCGGTTATCGCCTGCAAATCGCTGTATGAGCCGCCGCTCTTCGCCTGTACCGTTCCGGAGGCCGTTGTCCCCGTCAACCCAATACCTTCCGCGTTGTCACTGAGCCATACATGCATGAGAAACGGCTCCGTTCGATATGCGGTCCCGGCCGCATCGAGTGCCCGGATAGTAATCTCCGCAACGTTCGCGCCGCCCGCGGCTCCCCCGAAAAA